GCTGTCATTTTGTACTTCTTCGAGGTACGAAGTTCCCCACGCTGTTTGGCCTTCTGAATCCCCGAAATAAAATCTATCCCCATTGCGATTATGATAGCTGTCATACTTACCGCTATCAAAACCAAATGTAAAAACAAATGGTCGTGAATGAATGTTTCAATAATGTCGTTCATATCCTTTTGTGTTTGCGTTTATTATTTTTATTCCAATAGTAATTTGTTGATAGCATCAATAAAGGCTGGGGAACATAAACTTGCGTATTCCTTAATCATATTACACTCTTCATCGTTATACTCAATTTCTCCATTGGAGTTGAATATTTTAAATGCGAGGGCATGAGCCTCTATTCCCCTGCCAAGTTGATAAATGATATTGGCAAAATCCTTCTTGTAGTTCTCAACGGAACATCTCGTCTTATCAATATCAACAAATATCTCAATTCTTTCAAAATTTATCCTTTTCATAATCACTTCCAATCATTATCATTTGAAGCACCGAACATCAGTCCTCTTCCCAACCAGTCAGAGTTCGGTGACGGATACATAAAATCCACCAACTGCATACAATGGTGCATGGAACCGCCATTCAATGTTTGCTTTGTTCCATTCGCATATATCTGAACATTATTATAATTGTCATTTGCATTAACCACGAATATCCTTTGGGTGACGGCAAGACTCAAAAGATAACGGTAGGTTACATTCGATGTTATTCTAAATATAACCGTATCAACTGGAAAACCCGAAGTTTCACCGTTATAATCGTATCTTGGCGAATAGCAAGGAACTGTATAATAAGTTTCGTTAGCAGAGGAAGTCCCGGAAGTCAAAGGTATATAAGTACCGGTTTTATCAGCACCTTTTGTGTACACATAGGCATAGGAGCCGTAAACTACCATAATGCTTCTTTCCCTTGCGCCAAACACGCCTCTACACCATAAGTCAGAAGTGTAGAAACGTAATGACCGGTTATCCTTAGTACCTTGATGATACATATCACCATCAAACCACATTCTTCCATCACTTCCAAAGCTGATTCCTCCAACCGCATCACCAGCAGCATTCACGCAATTCAACCTTGTAAAAGAGCCTGATACACCTTTCAATGTACCTTCAAAAGTGCTGTCACCTGAAATAACCGCACCAGCCGCATAGAGTTTCCCTGCTATACTCACCTTATATGGCGCATCAGTCGGTGTTGTAGCTCCAACCCATAACGGATAGTCACCACCAACAAGACCTGCTGCAACCGTTTTATTATCGCCCTTCATTATCAAAAGCTGATTACCCTGCATGAACCGTAGAATAGCATTTTGAGCCATGATAAGCGGAGTGTACACTGGCACCAAAGAATTAAACTTCTGCCAATAAGTTGTATTTGTCACCGGAATGGAATCACTGGACGTATGAGTTTTCAGACATTTATACGCATTAAACGTATTAGCACCGGTAGTCACAATTGCAATATCCAAGTACCGGGTACCGGAAGTCAAAGCCTCGTCATTGCGATACTCTATGCCTTTAGCCCATTCGGATTGCCGGAGAATACAGCCTTGCAGCCCGTTTTTCCCCGGTTCCCCATTAGTACCGTCAATTCCATTTTTGGCCTTTCTTCGTATTAATATATGCCCTTGCGCCTCCATACCGGATTACTTCAATTTTGCTAATACTTCTTTTGCGATCTCCTTAGCCTTGATACGATAACTCTGATAATCAGTGTATTCTTTCAGATATTCGGCACGCTTATCTTCGTCAAGTACCGAAGTTGTATCACGTGCCATTTCCAAGTTAGCGAAAATGGCATCACGTTTATTCGCATCATAACGTTCCATGATAATGGCACTTACAATACTGTCATAATCATGTTCCCCTTCAACATCCACGTTTTCACAGACATACTGGTCTTCAACCACCACATCTTCCGAACCGGCCTTTTGAACAGCTTCTCTTCTCTCAAAGTCGAAGTAAATGCGTAGCAACGCACCTTCAACTACAAATTCAATACCAGTCGGCAGTTCTCCTACAAGAGTTCCATAACTTTTCATAAATTACCTCCATTTTTATAATTATTCTTCAAAATAATAAGCACTCTTCCCGTCACCTAACGAACGCCGCTTGACAATCACATTTTCCACTGGAAAAATCTTCTGACCGTTATTCTCCGCTTCGCGAGCCTGATCCAACACATCTTTCAGATTGTAACAGTTCGTTATGAATTTGCTACGTTGTCCGTTCTGTTCAAAAAGAACACAATATCTACCTTCACCTTGCTTTGTCTTCACATTCGTTTCAAAGTCCACCACTGTTATAGGGACATTGAGAATATCCATCAATCTTGTCTCTTTTACATCGAAGAACTTCTTTCCGTCCTTTGTTCTACCACTCTGTTTGATACCTTTATCTGCAAAACTCATATCATTATTTGTTATTGTTCTCCATAAATTCTTACAATCTCCCCACTTACACCAGCCCCAGTATGAAGCTCGTATCTCGCGGTTACGTTTCCGGCTTTTTATTCGTTTCACCTTTCGGGCAAAGTTCTTTTTCATATTTTTACGCATCCGAACATTATCTTTCGTGAAGCAATAGCCCAAAAAGTTAATCCTTCTTCCTCTTACTACGTTTTCGCTTTCTATGCTTTTTGTTCCCATTTTTTGTTTCTGTTCCTATCGGAGCAATACAACTGTTTGCTTTAACTACCAACCCAACTTTTGCACTTTCCCGTTCATACGCACGAATAAGAAACAACGCTTCGGCCTTAGAACGAGCCAGCATAACATTATCATCGCAATATCTATGCAGGCATTTGACACGATATTTCTCCTTCATTGTATGATCTATCCGGCTTGCCGCAAAATTCCCGATAGGTTGGCTTGTAAATGCTCCAATCGGAACACCTCTTCTTCCGTTCAACTTCATTCTCCAATACGTCAACTAACTCTGTTCCGCTGTCATACGATAAAACAGCTATCTCGATCAATTTAATAAATCGTTCATCTTTGAATTTCCTTCTCAATGCAGCAACAATAAGCTCATGAAGAATACTTTGATAGAACTTTTTGAAATCAGTCTTTACGAACCATTTGTATTCCGGGTACCGGTGAAGAAAACGTTTCATTCTCCTTACTCCAAAATGTAATCCCTTTCCCTTGATACACGCACTTGTATCATAAATCAAATTTCTATAAACATCTTCTTCAATCACCCTCATAATTGCATGGTGCAATATACGCCACGGGAAATATTTCTGTTTGACAATATCTCGAACCTTTCCTGCATCACTTTTTACTCTCATTACGCTATAATCCGGTGCCGGAAAATCCAATGTCAGGATCATCAACTGCAAAGCTCGGAGGTCTTCTTCCGGGTGTAGATTATGCCGCCTGATAAAGCGGTTTTTCTTAACCTTCCCATCTTGTGCTTCTTTGTCCGCTTCACGTAAATTATTTATCTCTGCTATACGTTCAAGAATATACCCGGCTCTTTTAGATTTCTTTCCACCGTTTGCTTCTATCCGTTTATTGTCAGCCTCTATCCTTTCCGCTATAATTCTATCAATTTCATTATGCGACAGACTCTTCCAATCAATATCACTTCTTCCAATATTCACTGCTGCTTTGTTTTAAAATTTACACCATACTTCCAATTTTGTCTTGTTCAGACTATTTTAATTATTCCGATAACTGCAAGCTGTTTTTACTTGCTTGAATAATTCGCCCGGAGCTTTCGAGAACCAACCTACTAACACCGCTTGTCGCCTTTCGCAAATAGGGCAACCTTTCCGCATTCTTGATTTTCTGACATCGTAACCAATTGATTACTACGTTGCAACGATATAAATCCTGCAAGGTCATGGCTCGGAGAACTCGCAGATTACTCTACGATAAATAAGTATGGCGAGAGCCGATATTCGCATTCGAGTTCGACCAATCGTTATTCGAGTTCGCATAAGCGAGGCCGCAATTCGCACCGTTATTCGCATTACCGCCCCAAAGAACCAGCTCTTGTTCCCCTCTACCAACCGTCCACGCCTTTCGGCTTTCGTCCCGTTGTCCGTTGCCGTAAAACGAGAAGGTGGACGGGTTTTAATTGATTGAAATTCAAAGAACTAATCTTTCAAAGTCTGTCATGCAGCCATCAAAGATGCACCGCTAACAAATGTTAAATTTCCAAAATACGCAAGGCGAGAGCCGATAGTCGCAGACGAGAGCGACCAAGCGGAAGACGAGTCCGCAGAAGCGAGGCCGCAATACGCAACGTAATTCGCATAACAGCCCCAAAGAACCAGCTGCCCAGTAGTGCTTGCCCATGAATAATCAGCCCAATAAGAAGTGCTGTTTCCACCAATCTTTTTCGGGAAAATATCAAAATGCTCCCCAAGAATTATTTCCTGCACTTGACCGGAAGCTGTCTGACGGGTAGCTTGTCTGTATTCACCATTTGGATGCGCAGCTAATTCAGCAGTAGTCGGTAAACGGTTTCCTTTGTAAATGAAAATTTCCGTTCCACTTTGAGCACTATTGTTGGAACTACCGCAAAATACTCCTTGCAGAAATTCCCACTGCCACCCATAAGGATCTTCTATACCCATCATGTTCACCCGTGAACAATCCACTCCAGTATTACTTCCATTCACCACAGAAATAGCTATTTTGCCCCAATTGTCACCGAGACTCTTTGTTGCGCCAGTTTGCAATGCTGCCGCAGCAGCCCACAAGTCTTTACTGGAGCTACCACCCACACCATAACCAAGTTTGGCTTGAATATTGGTATCTCCGTACTGGGACAGCCCCAACATCATAATAAGCTTTCTCTGATCGTAATCGGTCAGTCCCCATTCCTTACCGTTCACTTGTGCAGCATTCCAAAATGCGTTGATTGTCTTGCTGCCTGCCGGTGCAACTCCTGAACGTGAAACAAGTGCGCTACCTGACATGGAGCCTTTGTATGCACCGATACAGTTATACATTCCACCATTTGCCCCACCAATAAACTCACCGCCAATAGGTAGCATCGAGAGCCATAAGACTGGTACACCACTTACACTGTCAGTCTGTACACGATAATACAAACGTGGCCCTATCCACATCACATGCCCTTTGGTTTCATCCACCGCAGTACCATCAGCAAACACCGCACTATTGGTAGGGGACATTTTAGCAGCCCTTCCATCATTCGTTACGAGATAACGGCCACAATACAACTTGTATTCTGTCCATGCGGCTGTATTACCTATCACACCATAGTTCGTGCTACTTTGGGTTGATTGTTTGATTGGAATCCCCCAAGCCACCTGCCTCAACATTTGTTCGTCACCATTATTAATAGCATTCATGAAGTTTTCCACGGTAATGCGTCTGACACTACCACCAACTTCCACCAATACTGTATTGGAACGCAGAATGGAGGTCACCAATGTTTCATTTCCTAATCCTTTAGTTGCCATAATATTATTTTGTTTTTATGTTAATTAAAATGACATTCTGCCAAAACATCAACATCATATTGAGTCCCGTTTCTGTCAGTTTCCGTTGTTGTTACAGATATAGAATTTGTTGTAGAATGTTTCAAACTCTTCCAGTTTTCCTTATCCATCACATCCATAGTCCACGATGCGGAAGTAGGAGTATAAGTTGACCCCGTAGTCATATTTACAATCTTGGCACTTACTGTAACGGGTTGTCCGGTATCAACCTCTTTGTTGGAAGAAGTTATATAACATACAATTTGAAATTCATCTGCCGTATCAATGATACGTACCCCGGCACGTGCTATCGGTTGTGAAGCACTTGAAGACTGATAAACTTCTGCTATGAATAACTGGGTACCGTCCACATCACCACGGGTAACAGTTACACTTTTCTGTCCGTTCTTATCAGTCCAAGCCGCCGTGTCCTTATACCATTTTATATAGTAATCGGTAATGGCATTGGCACCGGCATACAGCTTGGTAGTCAGAGTACAACTTGTTACTTTGCTTGTTAACTGTTCGGTACTTGCAAGAATAGCAAGATAGTAAGAGCTGGCTCCCATATTCTGAATGGCAATAGGCAGTTCCCCGGTCAAATTATACTCAACACCTGCCGTAGAAGCGACACATGAATAAGTCAATGTATCTCCTGCAATATTCGTTTTGCTTGCCAAGTTTCCGACAATTTTAATGGCACCGGTACTGGTATTCAAAGAGAATTTGCCCGTACTGTCTTTTTTCCAACCTCCACTTTCCGCACCGTTAAAATTTAAAGCCACTCCATTGTAAGCCCAACTATGACCAGACAAACTGACCGCCAACCCACGTGCCGAAGTTACTTTGGGTGTCCGTACCGGCTGATTCGCAGCTATACTCCAATCAGGAGAGACAGCCCCACTTTCTTCATCTACGGCCTGAAACAATGGAATGCCATTATTTTCAAAAGTCAGCATCAGGCTGTCATTGGAACGAAGACGTTTAATCGTGATGCTATTTTGGGCACTATAATTTTCTGCCATATTCCCAACCTCCTTCTGATATAATTTGATTCATGCTTGTATTAGTATAAACGATACCGTCCAACAACAGTATTCTATCTTCCAGTTCTCCATCAAGAGAAGGCAGGCACATTACCTCCTTTTCATTCAAGATGATGGATTCTCCCTTTACCAAGTGCCCCAACAACAGAACCCCGGCATCCAAAGCCTTTTCCTTATTTGCTACAACATACCTCATATCAATTATTTATATATATGTTCCCGTTACTATCCGTATATTCATTTGTCCCATCAGTCAATACAGAGAAAGCCTTTTTTTGCTCGGCCTTAATGTACACGTCCAACCAATCGTCAAGATAAGTTTCACCAATACCGGTTCCATCCAACATTATCACAGTTTTTTCCCCTTCCTGCCATTGTACCCCAGTCTTATTTGCACTGTCCGTAAACCATACCATGCGGATAATCGGTGCCGGTATCGGCACAATTTCTCCATTCCACTGTACCATAGCTATATTCCTATGCAGGATTTCATCAGGATTGATGGAAGCCTGACTTGCCGGTATGCACGTAAATTTTGGATAAACACGATTGACGGAGAATTGCTGTCTTGCAACCTCCTTTCCACCGACCTTCACCAACAGCAAGTAATCCCCCTTCTCGACCAAACGCAAGTCCATTGTCAGGCTGGTTAAGGACAAAGCCACTATTTCATGGTTTGCGGTAGTCAGCATTGTTTGACTTGATATGCTGTTCACCTGATAAAGTTCAATTGTATATCCGGTAGTTATTTTATTCACTCCCTTTGTTACCATAAGTGGAATGGTGCGCTCGTATGAATTTTCATCCAAAGCTGCATTCCTATTGGCCGTAGATGCGGAAATCAAATTGTTGGCTACCTTGTAATCATACAACAAAAGCTTGTCAAGAAATGGATTGTACTGGATTATCTGACTATCCCCAATAGACAAACCGTAGGTATCTTCACTCTTATCTACCGTTGTCAACATGATAGAGTCAGTCTTAACGGGAATATTCACCCCAAGCCGGGTATCAGCTATCAGACCTTCAAAATACAACTCAAAACTTTCACCCGGAGCCACATTTCTGCTTATGGTAATGGCACCGCGTGTATCTCCAACCGTATCTATACTGTACTTCCCATTCCATGAACTGATTGCAGAAATATTCTCTCCATTAGCAAACCAGTTCATTTCTGCCAACAAAGAATTAACATAAGGCATATCCCAGCTACCGTCAGCGGCATTCGCTATGACTTCCGGTAAAATCACCAGTGGAGTAACCCCACGGTCAGGATCATATTCATTTGCCACCGGATT